GGTGGCACATCATATGGTTTATTTGATAATGATGAGGAAATGGCCTTAAATCTTGGATTTACAGGATTTAGAAGAGGTTATGACTTCTATAAGTCTGATTGGAAATATCTTAATGATCCTACTATGAGAGGTGGTATTGTTGGTGGAGCAGTTAATGGACTTTTAGTTCCAGCTGGTTCAACTACAGTATACGATCAAGTATTAGGAAAGAATGCGAAAAGACCATTCTTACATGTTAGATATAGAGCTTCTGAAACTGAAGACAGACGTTATAAAACTTGGATAACTGGCTCAGCTGGTGGTGCAAGAACTTCTGATCTGGATGCAATGGAAGTGAACTTCTTGAGTGAAAGATGTGTATGTACTTTAGGTGCAAACAACTTCTTCTTATTTCAAGATGCATAACAATTATTAAAATTAGGGGAGGTTGTTTCCTCCCCTTTTTTTTATTTTTTAACTCAAATTAAATTTAATTATAATGAAAAAAGAAACAACCCTTATTAAAAAGGTCACCCAAAAAAGAGAGCCTTTAGTAGATAAATTCTACAAATTAACGAAACTTAGTGCTCCATTATCATATATGTTAGCATCAAGAAATTCTTCTCGACACCCCTTATTATATTTTGATGAAAAAGAAGGAATTAATAAACCTTTAAGATATGCAAGAAATCAAAAAAGCCCATTTGAAGATGAGCAAGATGGAAATGCAATATTAGAACCAATAGTTTTTGAGGATGGTGTATTATTTGTTCCTAAAAACAATCAAGTACTTCAACAATTTTTACATTATCATCCACAAAAAAATATGGTTTTTGAGGAGTTAAATAAAGAAAAAGATGCAATTGATCATTTAGAAGTGGTAGAAGCAGGTTTAGAAGCTCAAGTTTTAGCTCGTGAATTATCACATGATAAAAGAATCGCGGTAGCAAGAGTTCTTTTAGGAAGTCAAACTGACAAATTAAGTTCGGTAGAAATTAAAAGAGACATTATGCTTTATGCTAAAGAACATCCAGAAGATTTTATGGATACCCTTAATGATCCTATGTTAGATTTGCAAGACACAGTATTTAGATTTTTTGAAAACAACCTTTTAGCTTTTAAAAATGGTCAAAAAGATGTTTATTTTAATTTACCTAAAAACAAAAAGAAGCTTTTAACAGTTCCTTATGGTGAAGATCCATATTTTATTGTGGCATCACATTTTCAAAGTGATGAAGGTGTAGAACTCTATAAGCTCCTCTTAAAACGCTTACAAAATAATTAATTTTTTTTGTATCTTTGTGGTATTGTTTAACCCAAAATCTTATTATTATTATGGAAAAATATTTAAAAATCCCAGTTACAGGCGAACAAAAACAAATCGTATCTGTAACTAACGTAAAATTAGTAGAACAAGCTTCTACTACAACTGTAACTTTAGCTTATGGCTCAGGTAAAGTTGTTACTCTTACTCATGCTGCTTTAGGAGCAGGATATGAAACCATGAGAGATGAAGTACAAAATGTTATCCTTGATGCCCTTGCGACAGGCTGGACAGCAGTCTCTTATGATTATAACCCAAGTTCTGCGGTAAGCGGAATTGCTATAGCATAAGTATGAATAGTGCAATGCAAAAATATGCAAGTATCCCTGTTCAAAACACAGTCGCAAGTGGAACAACAGATGGAGCAAGTGAAGTCGGTAACGATAAACTGCGTGATTCATCTGCAGCTTTTGATACTGATGGTACAGTAGTTGGAGATGTAGTATGGGATACTGCTGACAATAGAATGTATACTGTTGCTGCTATTGACAGTGCTACAATATTATCTTTAACCGCTATCGGTGCTACTTTAGGCACTGGTTTAAATACTGCGAAAACTTATGTTATTTATGACATTTCTTCTTCTTCTAATCAATTAGTTGCTACCGATGGTGTAGTTCTTGTAGAAAGTGAAGGAGATGCTATTAATAGTGGTGTAGATATACAATATAGTGGAGTTTCTGGTATAAAAGTCAGAATAACTCATGCTGCGGTTGCTGCAGGAAATGAAGAAATGAGAGATGGCTTTGAAGATGTTGTTGAATCTTCATTAATACTGGCGTGGCCAGAAGCTAAGTATCAATGGGCAGTACCTTCAAGTTATGTACTTGATATAGCTACAGCATAATCATCATATTACACTTAAAATTGAAAGAGGTTTAAAAAATTAAGCCTCTTTTTTTTTTAGTATCTTTGTGTAAAGAGATTTCACTATGATAAATGATATAAGAAATACAGTATTAGCCATAGCTAATAAAAACAATTATGGCTATATATCTCCTCAAGATTTTAATTTATATTGTCAACAAGCACAGATGGATTTATTTGAAGATTATTTCTATCAATACAATAACTATGTTAATAAACAAAAAGTAAGTGCATCTAATCAAGGATATGCTGACCTTTTAAAAGGATTAGAAGAGGTGATAGATATGTTTTCGGCTGAAATCTTCTTAGACCAAACAGTAGCTAATTTAAATAATGCTAATCTTTATAATCTTCCTGCCGATTATTATATTATAAATAAACTTTTTTATTATCCTACCTCTTTATATGCAGGGACAACTACCGCTGCTCAAGGATACAAATTAATTGATTCCGCAGGGGGTTTTGTACCTCTTACAGGTAGTGCAGAATTTTTAATTTCTCCAGCAGTTGGAAGCATAGTAGTAAATACTACATCAGCTCCAATTTCTCAAGCATATGTTACTGCGGTCGATGATGCAACAACTTTAAGTTTAAGTGAAGATATTATAACTACTGGTGAAAATTATGTAATATATGATAATGTAAACATAACTGAAGTAGAAAGAGTAAAACAACATAAAATTTATTTATTAACCAGTTCTAATTTAACCGCCCCTACTACTCAATTTCCAGCATATGTATTAGGAGGAGCAAGTTCTAATATACAAGCAGGAAATACATCGTTTACAGGAAATACAGTAACAGTTTATCCAAGCACTATTAGACAAAAAGGTGCAGTTAAAACACAATATATTAGATACCCTTTATCTCCTAACTGGACGTATGTAACTTTACCAGGAGGTGAGCCATTATTTGATGACTCCGCAGTGGATTATCAAAATTTTGAATTACCCCTATCTGATGAACCTGGATTAGTAGCAAAGATTTGTCAATATGTAGGCATCGAAATAAGAGAAAAAGATGTGTATAATTTTGGACAACAAGAAATAGTACAAGACAACCAAATACAAACATAAGATGGCATATATAACACAATATACATATTACGAAAATAATGGCACTACTCCTACTGATTCCAACTGGGGTTCATACCAATATGTGTCATTACAAGATATAGTAAATAACTTTATGTTAATGTATGCGGGTGATTTAGAATTGATAAATAATTTAGACAGAAACAAGGCTATATTTTATGCAAAGAGAGGTATTCAAGAATTGAATTATGATGCAATGAAAGAAATTAAAGTTCTTCAATTAAATTTGACATCTAATTTCACATTTGTATTCCCACCTGATTATGTTAATTGGGTTAGAATTTCTTCCTATAAAAATGGTATATTATATCCTTTAAGTGAAAACATACAAACCAATTGGGCATCGGCATATTTACAAGATAATAATTCTAATATTTTGTTTGATCAAGATGGAAACACTTTAAGCCCACAAGAGAGTCAAATTGATTTAAGTAGAGGAACTCGTTCTATATATTTAAATTCTAATAGCATATTTAATGGAGAAGAAGGATGGTTAGTTGATGGGCGTTGGTATTTTGATTGGACAGTTGGTTCAAGATTTGGTTTAAATACAGAAACCGCAAATGCTAATCCAACTTTTAGAGTAGACAAAAAAGCGGGCTGTATTTATTTTAGTTCTGCACTTGCAACAAGTTCAATAGTTTTAGAATATGTATCAGATGGGATGGAAAATGGAGATGATTCTCAAGTAAGTGTAAATAAATTATTTGAAGAATATCTGTATGCATATATTAGGTTTTCTATTTTAAATGGCCGATTTGGAGTACAAGAGTATATAGTAAATAGAGTAAGAAAAGACAAATCTTCTTTATTAAGAAATGCTAAATTAAGATTAAGTAATATACACCCTGGGAGACTCTTAATGAATTTAAGAGGTCAGGATAAATGGATAAAGTAAGATGCCTATAATTACAACAAATTTTATACAAGGTCGAATGAACAAATCGGTGGATGAAAGACTTCTTCCACCAGGAGAATATGTTGATGCGATGAATGTTCGTTTAGGATCTACCGAAACCACTGAAATGGGGGCGGTTGAAAATTCCAGAGGAAATGAGCAACTAACTACTCTTACTTATGGAGGTCAAAGCCTATCCACTGATGCGGTAGTAGTGGGAAGTTATGAAGATGGAATGAGAGAAACTATATATTGGTTTGTTCATGATCCTAATAATCCTGTTACAGTAGGCAGATTAGATTCTATAGTTTCTTATAATACTACAACTACAGCAATTAATTATCATGTTCAGTCTACTACTGTATTAAACTTCCAAACTACATATTTAATTACAGGTGTAAATTTAATAGAAAATATGCTTTTTTGGACAGATGATTTTAATCCTCCAAGAAAAATAAATATAAACAGAAGTTATCCTGATCCTGTAGGGGGGGTGGATGTTTTAGTCCCAGAAGATGTAAATGTTATAGTTAAACCACCAGGATATGGAACATCTGATACTTTACCAACCCCTGGACTTACATTACAAAATGTTTATGGACAAGAAAATTATTTAGAAAATAGATTTATTTCATTCGCTTATCGATATAAATATTTAGATGATGAATATAGTGCCACTTCATTATTTAGTAATCCAGCATTTCAACCAGGATTATTTCAGTTTGATACCAATAATTTTACTAACGGAGGAATGTTAAATGCATATAATAG